TTCTTCTTTAAGAACGTCAAGAGATTCTTGAGCCTTCTTATCAAACATGGTCACAGTGTAATCAAAATTTTCTTCAATAAAAGAAAGATCTTTATCAACAAATGTCTTTCTTGTAAAATTTGCTTTCTTCTCGTCGAAACCAGCTAGTTTCTTTTCTAAGAATAAATCCTTCTTCAAGCTTTCTAATTCATCTTTCTGGTATTCATTCAAATTGGAAAGGTCTTTTATAGTTTTTTTAGATTCATCAATAGTTTGTTTTCCGTCTTGTACTGCTTCTCTAATAGATTCATTAGCAAGTACCATATCTACTGAAAGCATTTTACGAATATCACCTAATAGAATTGAAAGGGTTTGATCCTCAGAAAAAGGCATGGAACGAAAACCATATAAGAGTAGGGTGTGTAATACATAAGGTTATCCCGGAGTTAGATTCAGGAGAAGTTGTTGCTGAGAAAATACTACATAACAACTTCGAGACATTTATTGACCTAGTAGATGCACTACACGTTGCCTCTTCAGAGTTATGGATAAATTTTTTAAATGACAGACTACGACACAATTAAAGCAACGGTTGAAAAAGATTACCCTAAAACATGTGACATGTTAAAGGATCTTTTAGAAGAAGAATATAAACTCTTTATTAATAAACAATATGACTATGGTCCCACAAATATATCTGTAGGTCAAGACTTATCTAAACCGGAAGGTCGGGATGTTGCTAAGGCTGGACTAGTATTCCGTCTTAATGACAAAGTACAGAGACTCATTAATCTCGTCATTAAGAAACGTACTGACGAAGCTGCCAATGAACCTATTGTCGATGCATGGAAAGACTCAAGTCTTTATTGCAAAATTGCTCAGATAGTCGATAATGGTATATGGGGCAAATAATATGCTAGTATCATTTACTGGACCGCAATCATCTGGAAAGACGACTCTACTCAATCACTTTAAGACGTTTAATTTTTGGAATATAGTTCCTGAAGTAACTCGTAAGGTTAAGCGTAGAGGTTTTTCAATAAATGATGAAGAAGAAAATTATACTGATACTCAAACTGCTATATTAACAGACCATTTAAATAATATATTCTTATATTCAGAATCGGATATGAATACAATTTTGAATAGATGTATTATAGATGGTTATATCTATACAAGATATTTTAGGAAACAAGGTAAAGTAAATGAATTTGTAGATAAAATGTATTCTTATATGCTCAAAAGGTATGTAACAAAATATGATTGTATATTTTATACGAGCCCATATGACGTGGGTTTAATTAACGATGGAGAACGATCTATGAGTGAAAGTTTTCGTAATAGTATTATTAAATTATATGAAGAATTAATCATAGATAAATATCCTAATGTCTATGTGCTTGAAGGTAGTGTAGAAAGTCGCTATAATAGGATGGAAGAAGTAATTTCTAATGTCAAAACTGAACAATAAAAATATAAGTAAACATCTAGGTCAATCAAGTCAGTATAAATCTGATTATGATCCAAAATTATTAGTAAGAGAACCTCGATCTAGTAATAGGAAGCATTTAAAGATAACTGGTAAAAATTTACCATTTATAGGTTGCGATGTTTGGAATGGGTATGAAGTATCAGCTTTAACTACAACTGGTATACCTGTATGCGGAGTAGCAAAGGTTGTATATCCTAGTGATAGTAAATATATTGTTGAATCAAAGTCCATGAAACTATATTGGAATAGTTTTAATATGACTAAGATGGGGGAATCTTCTAATAAAGTCGCGAAAAATATAGAAGAAACTGCAGCGAAAGACCTTAGTAAGTATCTACAAACTGAAGTTCGAGTAAAACTGTTCTCTTGTGATACTGACTTAGAGGGCGTACATAATCCATATACAGAAAATAAATGGGAGAGACTTGAGAATAACGTAAAAGACGATGTGTTTATGGATGTTTATACTGAGGATCCATCTTTACTAGAAAATAGATATCCATCTAAAAAGCAACTTAATAAGCTGAAAGTAATGTCATCTTTACTCAAAAGTAATTGTAGGGTTACTTCTCAACCTGATTGGGGTGATGTATTTATATCTATAGAAGGACCATGGTTACCAGATCAACTAGAGTTACTTAAGTATATTGTTTCATTTAGAGATGAATGTCATTTTCATGAAGAAATTTGTGAGACTATGTTTAAGAGGTTATTAGATAAATTTGAACCTCGAGGGCTTATGGTAGCTTGTCAATATGCTAGACGAGGTGGTTGGGATATTAATCCTATTAGAACTACTCATGAACATTATATTGATGAATATTTTTGGGATGAAACTATCCCGTGGATTAAGACCTTAAGGCAATAATCCTATATCGTTAAACATCATAACAAGACAAAAAAAGGGCGCTCTTTCGAGCGCCCTTTGCATTTAATCTTATACAGATTATGAATAAGATGGGTTACCAGCAGCTGTGGCAGTTCCCAGACCTTGAACAAATACTACATGGTAGTAGTTTGCTGCACCAAATAGGTGATCAACAACGCCGTAACGTGTCAACATACCAACCTTTGGATAGAAGGAATTAGGATCAATCGAACGTTGAACCATAACTGGGATGTAAGGACAGTAAATGATACCAGTATCATAATACTCAGGTCCTTTGTAACCAAGTAACGCATACTCAATCTTAGCAGCTTCCGTAGCAGCGCCTAAGTTATAAGTAGCTTCTGTGCGGGTATCGCGGTAGATGTTAAAACGTCCACCAACATTACCAACCTTAGCAACACCAACTGGCTGTGTGTTAACGTTACCGTCAACTTGCATCCAAGAGAACTCAGGGAGCATCTCAAGAATAGCGCAAACACGAGGAGTTGCAACGACAAAGTTTGCAGCACCACGACGGTTGCGAACAGCGAGCCTATTGGCTTCTATGATCAACCTCTGATAGAAGTCTCGGTTTCTTTCAGCCATCCAACGAGCATCAGCTGTTGAAGACTTCCAGACGGAATAACCAACGCCCTTACCAGCAGCGGTAGCGGCTTTGATCATACGAACAATCATTTCACGATCAATCTCAGCTTGAATCTCATATGACATAGCGTTTGTTAACTCAGCGTCAACATCAATACCATTCATATTCTTAAGATCCTGCTCAAGTTCAACGGACCAACGAGCGTTCAACCTACGAGTACCAGCTTCAACAGCTGTTTTCTCGAAGCTCAACTCAACAGTTGGAGCGGATTTAGCTGCATCAAGCTCGAAAGCTGACAGAGCTGCGGCAAAACCTGTATCAACATCTGCAAAACCACCAGATATCCAGTGACTAGATTGGAATCCTTGATCATCTCCAGTAGCATCTAATCCAGAAGCTAAAGCAGAAGCAGAAGCTCCTGTAAACCCTGTATCAAGATTGTTGTGACCTAATTCACCAGTTTGACCAGAATCTCCTGTACCGGGTGCGCCTGTTGCTGTTGCACCACCGTAACCTTCGAAACCTTGTTCACCGGAAACTCGAGCGCTACCATCAATCTTATCACCGCTATACTTATAACGTAAAGCAAATGCAAGACCAACTGGACCACTCATTGGCTGAACACCAACGATTTCGTTAGTAATCAACTCAGGGAACGTACGACGAATCATCGGAATAAGAATTTTCGGCAAACGAGCATCATTAGCGGCATAATTGTCGCCAGAAGCATAACCACCGTCGCCACCACCCTGATTAATGGATGATGAACCAGCGTTACTACCGAGAGCACTAGAAGCGCCCCCAGATCCACCAAAAGCCGAACCATTAGCGCCGGCTGTATTGGATTCCCGTATACACCATTCTTCTTGGTTCTCAAGGAGAATGGCGGTGTTCAAACGCGTATGCGCGTTATCAATAGCATCAACTTTGTCAGAGGTATAATCCAAAACTGGACTCCACTTCTCCAACAATCTTTGAGCTCTATTATTGTCAATATAATTTTGACTAGGACGAGTTTTTTCTTCGTTCATAATATTTCTTTTTATAATTGTATCCACATTGGAGAATCAGGTAGTAAATACCTCAACAGTTAAAGATTACCTTACAGTCGCATGTTAGCTAATTCTTGAGCATACATACTAGTCGCCGATGTTGGTGTCTTAGAGTTCTCTGAGACAATCTCCACCTGAGCATCTTGTGTTTTTGTTTCATGAATAGCTTCTTCTTTAAGAATGTCAAGAGATTCTTGAGCTTTCTTGTCGAACATGGTCACAGTGTAATCAAAATTTTCTTCAATAAAAGAAAGATCTTTATCAGCAAATGTCTTTCTTGTAAAATTAGCTTTTTTCTCATCGAAAGCCGCAAGTTTCTTTTCTAAGAATAAGCTCTTCTTCAAGCTTTCCACCTCATCTTTCATGGATTTATTCATGTCAGTGAGTTCAATTATTGATTTCTTAGATTCGTTAATGGTTTGTTTTCCGTCTTGTACTGCTTCTCTAATAGATTCATTAGCAAGTACCATATCTACTGAAAGCATTTTACGAATATCACCTAATACATCCATAGCTCTTTTATTCTTTGTAGCCTCTTCAATAGTAGCTGTTGGAACTGCTTCGGCGATATATGAGTCAAGATAATCAGAAACAGATTCAACAACAGTATCTTTTAAACCATTGGCTTCTTCATTAAGGGATGTTTGGAACCTACGGACAACATTTTTAAGTTTACGAGTCCTATCAGCGTCAACAGCTTCAACAACTTTTTCGAGTTTTTTAGTGTGGTCTTTATCTATTGATTCAATAAGCTGTTCTAATTTCTTAGAGTGCTCGTCATCTTGAGCTGCTAACGCTGCTTCAGTGGCGATTGTTGCACGCTCTTCTACTTTTGTATCTACAGCCTCAGTAAAGACTGTTTCGATTTGCTCAAGACTTTCTTCAGTAAGAACGTCTTTAGTAGCCTCTTTTAGTAAATCAGTTATCTTGCTCATAATTGTTTAAAATAAATTCTTTTTTGTAGCCTTTTTAATATTAGCTTTTAGTTTTGATTCTACAATTGCCTTTAATTCCTTATTAGCAGCTGCGTAATTCTTGTCAATAATATTACTGACAAACGATTTGATCTCTTGTGATTGATCCATCATAATTATTTATCGTTTCCGTATAGTTTTTTTTAGATGTTTTTAATAAAAGCAATGATTTTATTAGTTAGGTAATCATTAACATCTTTGGTAGGTAATGTCTTTAGACTCTCTTCAAAGGCATTATAATGCTCTTCAAATTCCCCTTTGCGATTTAAAATCCATTGTTTAGATTCTAAAATACCGTTAACAAACGCATCAGAATATGAAGGATCTGCTACACAATCAATCGCAACAAGTTTCATTTCAGTTACATGACCTACTTCAGATTCACTTTCTTGATCGATTTTACCTAAGGCTCTTGAAGACATACCAACTCTAACACCATCTAAAACTAAATTCTTTACAATCGTACCTGTAGGGGTATTCAATACTTTACTCTTACCATAAAATATATTACCTTCCTGTTTTAATTCAGTAACTATATGACAAGCTCTTTCTAAATCTACATCTGCAGTAGTTGGGTGGTTTAATTCTCCCATAGCTCGATCTTGCTTGATCATTTCTTTTTCATACCGAGCAACTTCAGTAATCATACTTTCTAGTTCATAAACCCGTTTGTTTTTATTAACCTCTGAAGCCATCATATAAGGTCCCTTTATGTATAGCCGCTCTCCTGACTGGGCGTTTTTTTCCTCCACTATGTATTCAAACTCAGATGGATCGGTTTTTTCGATTAATAATTTAAAGGCCATAACTGTATAAATTATTTATTGTCTCTTTTAGCTTTTTCCGCTAAATAATTGCTTTTCTGTAAGAATTAAAAATTTGTATCCATGGTCATCTGCCCAGTGTTTTGCAGCTTTCCACTTAGCTTGATTAATACTATAAGTAGCTTGCTCATGTAATAGCGTACTTTGTTTCTTTCTACCTCGCATTACCGGGCGTTGGGTTTGACTATAAGGTTTAATCTCTACAAGGTACTTTACTCGGTGACCATTCTCATTTAATATAAGACTATTGTCAACATAATACCTATGAGTTTTAGTATCAACCGGACTTATATAAGGTACTATAATTCCTTCACTAGTCCATTCTAGGACATTAGAATTATAATCACACCATTTGAAGAAACGAAGTTCCCATGAACTTCTATATTGTGGGTATTTTTTACCGAGAAATTTCTGACGGTATAGTGGTCTATATATACCTTGTTTAAAATTACCTTTTTTAGGAGGGGCCATTAGCCTACAAAAAACATTGGTGG